AAATGGCTATGTTGTTCCAGAAGAAGCTGTCAGCAATTCTGAAGTCGAAAACGATTTTTATTTTGCTCAAAATGGATATAATTCAACACCAGATTTTCCAGAACAAGATCAAAATAATCAAGAGTTTGATGAAAATGTAAAAAATGCCATGCAAGACTCATTTAAAACTATGAAGCTTATGATTAAAAATAATCAAATTCTTCCAGATATGAATGAGCTTCTTGGTGAATAGTATGCAAAAACCTAAAACAAATATGAGAACAATTCCTGTCTTAAATGCGATAGGAAAAAGAGAAGAATTATTTTTGAGAATAGATGACACAAGAAACGAATACATCAAAACTGAAGACTTATGGGTTAGAAATTACACTAAACCTAATGTTGTACCAAATGATTTAAATTCTTTATACGAAGATAACGAAATAAAAACCATCATCGAAAATGAAATTAAAAATTCAAAAGTTGGATCACCAAATCTACTAGATGAAAATTTTCAGTTTGACAATGTGTTGATCATATCTGATGGATTGGGATTCGAAGAGCACAAAAAGCTTCTTGATAATCTTAATCCAAACTTCTGCGTTATAGCGGTAAACTCTGCAATCCGTTTCTGGGAATCAAATAGGTTCCCAGATTTTTTCCTTGTCAACAACCCTTTTGACAACATCATGGCACAAACACCTAAGAACGGGTGGCCAAAACTTATTGCAAGCAGAAGAACTAATCATAAATTTGTAACAAATTATCGTAATATTAAGTATTTTTATGATCCAACATGCAACCAAAAATATCAAAGTCCTGTAGCCAAAAAATCATCTGGATATATTGATGATTACAGAAATCCTATCTGTGCTGCTTTAGGATGTGCATGGAACTTTGGTGCCAAGAACATAGTTTTAGCGTATTGCTCAAACGCTTACAAGAAAGAACGACCGGGGTGCGAACAGATTGACACAGATGCTTGGTGTTACCCACAACAAATATTGGCAAACAAAATTATTAATTCTTATTTATTTTGGAATAAATTTGCAAATCCAAATAATAATTTATATTACACAGGAATAAAAAATAGCTTTTCATTTGCTAAATATCTTGAGCAAGATGTTTGCATACAAATAATAAGTTGAGCGTATATGAAGGATAAAAATTCGAAACTCTGGTCACAAAACTTTTTAAACGACTTCAAACATTGGGTTGAAGAGTCTGAAAAGACTGGAGAAATACTTAAAGGCCATAGCGTAAAGGCCAAGGGAAATTTTCAAGAGATTCTAGAAAACATAGACTGTCCTTTTCAGAAACATACTGAAAAAATGGTTGCTCGTTGTTTTGTTAAACATGGAGGGATAGTTAAAGAAGTTTACGACGATCTATTCCTCATCAAAACAAAAAGAGGAAAATTCTATATCAAAAAAGAATTTGCCGAAGAAGTATAGTTATTTGTTTGGAACAATTGGTTTTTTAATTTCAGGATTGTTTTTAGCTGGAAGCAATGCTCCTGTCGCTGGACATTGAATATCTTCAGTAGCTTGGTGATATCCATCTTCATAAGCTTGTTCAATCTCTTGTTCTCTATTTTTTATGCCTTGCTGGTATCCAGCTTCAAAAATAGATTTAGATTGCATGTCATTTGGTAAAGAGGAACGAAATGTTGTTATACTTTTATTTGTAATTTCTTGTCTTGCTGCTATTCCTGTTATTACATAGACTAAAAATGCATTTACAAATAATCCAACTATTGAAGAAGCAAGAATGTATTTATTTGAGTACTTCTCTTCTGACATAGCCAACTCCTTTTTAGCCTATGATCAATCTATAAAAAATTGTTTTCGAGTCAAGCTAAAAATACTTTTTGGCTTTTAGGAATTTGGTGGTAAAAGCTGGTAGGTACATATTTGTAACCCCTTTTGCGTAGTCTATCCCGGATTTGATTGATATCAGCAGCTTCTTCTACAATTAACTCCCAGTCCATTCGGTTGGGGTAGTATATTTTTTCTAATTGAAATTTTTGCTCGTTATTGAGATTGATTTGATTGACTTGTAGATTTCTTTTGTAAAAATCTTTATTCTTGGAGTCGGATGTAGAAATAAATTCCACAGTAAATTTATCCCTTCTTGCCATGTAGAGAAATTGCATTCTATATCCTTTTTTCTGCAATAAGTTTGCAAAGTTGTTCCAGAAATATCGTTTTGTACACAGAATCCTCTCCCAAAGAATCAAGAAATATATTTATCGCACTTTTTGACTCTTTTACTATATCATCTGGTGATAAGGGTTCTATGTTTTCCATAAAATATTTATATTCCATCCGTAATAACTTTGCTATTATTTATTCTGGATCAAATGATAGTATCAAAAAAACACTTTTAGAGAAATTCAAGATAATCAAAAAAAACTATAAAGATTTAAATTTATATCTTTTTATCAATAATATTGTTCAAAATGATGATGAAATGATTTTCAACTACGAACAATTCAAAGAATATGAAAATTTATTTCCTAAAAAGCTCGAAGTGTTTAATACTAGTTGTATTGATAACATTGTATAAATTTATTCCATATATTTAGTTTAAATAATTAAGCAACATAGATAAATACATAAAGAAAATTCTCATTAAGGAGATAATATGAGCGTATTTAAAGTAGCTATTAACAATAAAGCTGAAGGGTTACTTGATGTGAATCCAACTACTGGCGCACAAGTTGTTCCCTCAATTCAAAGAACAATTTATGTGGCCGGTCCTAATAGAAAAATTCGTGAACTAATCGACGGCTCAACATTCACAGACTGCAACTACTGGAAACGATTTGCTTATCCTCAAGTACCCCTTGAGTATCAAATTGTTGAAGTTTTGGATGATGATGGCAGCATCTACTCTGACATCCCCGGCGAGAATACTTTCCCCAAGGTTTATAACCTAACAGTAACAGCTGGAACTAGCTATGCTGCAAATGTGGCTGACATTCTTACAGACACAGGTGGATACGCAACATTCGTACAGATCACAAATACTGGCTCAAGTGCTGTCAGCGTTAAGATCAATGGCCAGTCAGGTGCCATATTCAATCTTGATGGTGGAGACACACAAGTTTTCAACGCTGGAGATTTGACAATTACCGCTCTAGCATTTGATAACGCAACAGGAACAGACACCAACCTACAAATCATCTGCGCTGTCAGAAGCATCTGTAATAGCTAACTTAATGAACTTTTTCTTTGAGAAAAGGGGAAGAATATTCTTCCCCTTTTCTTTTTTACTTATATGGCCAGTCTTTTGAATTTTAATAAAAACAAAAAGCAAATCTCTGTATCTCAATTTAATAAATTAAGAAACAAAATTTTGATACTTCGTAGTTCTGGTGGCTACGGAGATATCCTAAATATGCGAATGATATTTGAGGATTTGAAAAAAGAAATGCCTGATTTCAATTTTGATTGGGCTGTGCCTCATGCTTATTTTGCAGCAGCGAAAGAACACCCGTTCGTTAATAAAATCGTTCATAGCGCAGATTACGATGAAACTGAGTATTTGGCTGTTTACAACTGCACCCACTCTTGCGTCAAACATGAATGGCTTAAGGGAAAAGATAATGATAAAAATCGTGCAGACATTTGGGCTAATGGAATGGGATTTCAACTAACGAACCACAATATGTGGATGCCTGACTATTCTAAACACAATCAAAAAGTAGTCGAAAAATTAAAAGAGATTGGATGGGACGGCTTTAAGAAGCTTGTCATGTTTAGCCCAAGATCGGCTATATCTATCAAAAATCTCACTTACGAACAATCACTTTTTATAAAAAACATGACTAAAGATCATTTTTTGTTTATTGTTCATTCTGCACCTATTTTAGATTTGATTAATTTAAAAATACCCATCATAACAACATTTAAATTAGAAGAATGTATGGCTTGTACTAGTTTGGTTGATTATGTGATAACAACAGACACAGGACATATGCATTGTGCAGCCGGATACAAAAAACCAACTCTAGCTATTTTCTGTTACACAAACGGCAAAGTCATTTGTAAGTATTACGATACTGTAAAAGTTGTTCAAAAACACTCAGATGACAATCCGGGTTATTGCGGGCCATGTAATAATTACGGTGCATGCACAGTTGCTCCACAAGCTAAATTGAAGCCATGTCTTACTGATGTGACAAATGAAATGATTGAATCTGCTTGGAAATTTGTGCTAAAAAATACTAAATAAATTGACGAGAACTATAATAAATTATACAATATGGCACAGCTTATTAAACCACAAAATGTCAAAGTCGTAACCCAAGATGGAGAAGTTGTTATATCTTTACAATTAGATATAAATATAAATCTTAATCAGAATGGTAGTCTATCTGTTTCTGATAATTCTAATGTCAAACAGGTTTCTACTAAACAAAAAAGTGATGACGATGATGTTGCGTGGATGATTCCTGATTTTAAGCCAACCGAAAAGATCAAATTTGGAAAGTAAAGTGAAAGGTGATTTATGAAGAAATGCATAGGCTATGACGCTGGCACTTACAATGCTATCGCTTGCAGAAGGAATGAAAAAGGAGATTTTCTATACAAAAGAGAAATAAATGCTTTTCTTGAATTACCATTGGAAAACAGATTTGTTTTCAACATGATGAAGCAAGCTGGAGTGCCTCTAATCGAAAGAGAAAATGTAGCTTATGCTTTGGGCGAAGCTGCTGTAAATATGGCCTATACTCTGCCCACACTAGAGTTGAAAAGGCCTATGAAAGACGGTTGCGTCAATCCTAAAGAGAGAGACGCTTTCCAAATTATGAACATTATGGCGCACAGCCTAATTGATCCAGTCGAACAAGACGGCACCAAGCTTTATTACAGCGTCCCAGCCAACGCAATCAATCAAGAAACCGATGCTGATTATCACTCAAGAGTGCTGGAATCAATTTTCAAAAGCTATGTATCTGATGAAGGGTACAAAGTGGACCCTAAACCAATTAACGAAGCCTTAGCAATCGTCTACGCTGAACTACAGAAGAAAGCATTCACGGGCGTTGGAGTATCATGTGGCGCAGGCATGGTAAATGTTTGTTTTGCCATGTACGGCAATCCAATCTTTTCTTTTGCAATTGTCAATAGTGGAGACTGGATCGATAAGCAAGCTGCCAAGGCTACAGGTGAAAGCCCAACCTTTATCAATAAGGAGAAAGCTAAAGTTGATTTATCAGCAGAACCAACAACATTAGTTGAAAGAGCGATTATTACTCAGTATCGCCTGATGATTGAGAAGACAGTCCATGGAATTCGTGAAGGCCTTGCCTCTGCAAAACAAGCTGTAAAAACTGAAAATCCTGTAGACTTCGTAGTTGCCGGTGGCACTTCTATGGCCAAAGGATTTACAGATATTTTTTCTCAGACTCTAAAACAAGCAAACTTAAGCATCCCCGTAGGAGAAGTGATTCGTCCCGCTGAGCCACTCTACTCAGTTGCAAAAGGCTGTCTAATCGCAGCTGAAGCAGCAGGTTGATTAAAAAAGAAAGCATGAAAGGCAAGAAGAACTAAAATGAAAAAAGATACTGTTACGAGGCCTGTACAAGACCTTGGTGTGGCTGCATATATCTTAATGCATTCATATCCACTCAGCGGACGAAAAGAAAAGACATTTCTTTTTAATATCGACAAAGAGAAATTAAAAGAATTTGAGGATTTGAAAACATCCTATCTTTTCAGCGAGTTTCACTACTTTGATCATTGTTTAATGGGATTGAAAAAGCTTGATGAGTACCCTTATCCAATTAGTTCAAGCAAGTATGTTACAGACCTAGGCGCAGCAGCTTTTCTTTTGATGCATAAATTCAAGTTAGTCGGCAAAAAAGGAAGGTCGTTTTACTTCGAAATTCATTCACAAGAAGAAGAATTACAGTTCGATGAAACAAATTTTCAATATACGGCCAGCGAATTCCATGATTTCGACTCAAAGCTCATGAGCTTGAAAAAAATTGGAGAATTTACCAGACCATCAAATCCCTAGCAGCGTTTTCAAATCACTCACAGTTTTTGGACTGTCTATTGGCTTGATTTCACCATCTGCCGTGAGTTGAACTTGGTTTTCTTCGGCCTGTTCACTCATGGCTTGTTCAACTTGATCTGCTGGGATAAATTTTTCTTCAGAGATAGAAGTTATTTTGTTGTAAAATATAAAATTTAAGCATTTTGTTTTTAGGTGCTCGTACCAAATACCATTGTCATCGATACTGGTTATTTTGCCAACAAAATATTCCAAAGCTTCTTGTTCAGTAAAATTTCTGTTTATTGGAGAAGTGAAAATTGTTACAATTTTGTTTCTGAAGTAATCAAGATTTCTCTTTTGTTTATCTGTAACCATATGGGATTTCACTTTCTAGCTCTTCTTCTTTTGCTTCGATATAACTACTTACTATTTTAGCGTTATGTTCACACAAAAATTGGTTCCAGTCCTTGAAATTTTCAGGAGGTTGTACTTTGGATATTCTTCGAGTTGGATTTATAAGGCAAATAGAAACTAGTTTCTGATACATCCTCTCTAATGCAGTAATTCCAGCTTCATCTGTATCCAAAGCCAAGCAAACTTTATAATTAGAAAGCATAGTCGCCTGTTTATCGCTAAGATTTTTGCCACCACAAGCCACACCAACCAAACCACATGCAGCTAGTGACAAAGCATCGAATTCACCTTCACACAAATAAATTTTGGCATCTCTTTCTGGAAACGATGTGAAAAACAGTACATCTTCTTTGCCTACACCACATTCTTTTTCTGGCCCACGATATCTTAGCTCCGATCCAACTATCGTTCTGCCATTGAAATAAATGAGGTTGCCCTTTGGGCTATAGTATGGGATTATTATTCTGCCTTGATATTTGCCTCCAGTACAAATATAAAGGTTGTCAGATGGTATCTTTCGACTGTCTAAATATTCTTTGGCTTTTTTGTACCAATAAATATTTGCTTGATTTATTTTTACAGTCTGTGGGGGTAGGCTTAGATTTTTTTCAAGGAGTGTAATGTCCCAAGTCGCTTGATCTTGATCTAAGTCCTCGCTTATTTCCTCTATCGGCCTGCCTCTTAGCTTACTGATACCTAGGGTTTTAAGAGCCTCATCTCTGTCGCACTTATCAACTTCCATAACCAGACTGACTAACGACCCTTTTCTATCAGACTTCCAACAATGGAACACACCATACGGGCGTTCATTTTTTCCACCACTTGGATTGCACCAAAGATGGAATTTGCTATCACTATCTGCAAATATTGAATTCAAGCATATTTCATTTCCTTTGACCTGAACTTTGTCAAATCGATCTTGAGCCCAATTGTGAAAAGTGTCGAAGTCTATAGGCATTTTTCACCAATAATCTGACTATAATTGTTTATGCTGATAAACCACTTAAGTGTTAGTCGTAGCCAATGCTTTGAGCTATGCCAAACACAATACAAGTATAAATACCACCTCAAAGTCGTTCCAGACAAACCTGAACAAATTTATTTTGTTTATGGAAAATTAATTCATAAAGCTGCTGAGATTTATGTCAAACAAAAAGCAGAGGAACCAATATTTGAAATTGGTAAAAAATTGCTAAATCGTGATATATTATTTGAAGATTCACATAAACTTGATACACTCACACCCGAATACAAAAACAAATTTTGGAGTCATCTGAAGGTCGTAGAGAAGCTCACAGAGCGAGTTGGTTGTGATGGCGAGATTGAGTACAAGATAGAGTATGACTTGTCTCCACCAGATAAGAAAATACTTCTTGGATTTATTGACAGATTGATAATAAAGAATGATCGTGCAATCATAATTGATTACAAAACATCGAAAGATAATGCTTGGAGAAAAAATAGCAAAACAATTAAAAGTGATTTACAGTTGAATGCGTATGCTATGGTTGTAAATGAAGAATTTGGAATCAAACCAGAAAACATTCAAGCAGCTTTGATATATCTCGAAGGTGGCAAGACCGTCAGCACTAACTTTCAAATGGAAAACCTTTTAGCAGTTAAAGAAAGCCTTAAAAAACTTTACTTGCAAATCGAAGGAACCGATGAAAATAAAGCAACAGCTAATGTAGGTTTTCATTGCAGACGATGCGATTTTTCAAACATTTGTCCTTATAACAGAAGCAACGGAATATGAGTACGACAAAACCTAAGACAGTTGTTTATCCTTTGTTCTTGAATCATCTAATATTTTTGACAAGAGAACAAAGATATGATTTATATTCTGGTGCCAAGCTCAAAGTATTGGGAACCTGCATAGAAGTTACTAATATCAACAACGATAAAGAATATAAATTACCAAAAGAAATTTTTTTAGAATATGAAATTGACACAGAACAAGCTGAAGACAAGATACAAATTGCTGGGAGCTATTATAAAATTCACATTCCTATTAAATATATGATATCAGATATAGAAGACAATAAAAAATTAACAGAAGATTCATACGATACTGTTTACTCTGAAGACATTCTCGATCTGGATGATGGTGGCAGAGAAGAATATTTTTTCCGTTTTAGAAAAATATATGTTATTCAAAACAAACGAGTGATATCTGTACACTCTGTTGAGATACGAGATATAAGCGTGTTCGAAAATAGCGCAAAATTACTAAACTTTTCTTAGCAGTTTGATAATGCCATAGAAAACTTTAGAGTAATACTTTCACCGGAGTTCAAAGTAAATGGTGAAGATAGTACAACGCTAGAATAGAGAATGCCTGAAGTTCCGCTTCCGACATTAGTCAAGAATAGATTTTTTGCTTGTGGCCATGAGCCAGATGTACAAGAAAATGTAATAATTCCAGTTTTAGCCTTTACCGTTGTACCACTTGTTTCAATTGTGAACGAATTAGATGCTATTCCTTGACGGTTATAGCCACCAGTAGATGGTTCGTTGATTAAAGATGCTAATGTATCTGATGCAGACAAAGATGTCCTAGCATCAACTCCTAGGTAATATGTTGAAGGAATAGCAATTCCACCAAAAAGATTACCTAATATTCTTTGCTCTCCTTGTACATGCAACAAATTTGGAATGTTTTTTTCTTCTCGAATAACTTTTCCGTTTTTATGAATACGAAAATATTCGAGAATCATAATTCCGGGCCAATTTTTTTTACTTTTCACAGCTTTCTCCAATTCAAAATACATCAAACTTAGGTATACATATATTTAGAATGAATTTCAAAGATTATTTCCACATTTCTGAGATTGCAGATAATTATGGCCTTACACCAACTGGGCCAAATCTTGAATATTTATATAAAAAATACAAACAGCCGGTTGGCGGGGCTGAAAATTCCGAAAAGCCTCCCACACCAACCGACCGTAGGAAAAAAACAAAAAGAGAACTATTGTTCATGTCTCGCTAAAAATCAATAATTGTCCTCGTCTTCATCATCGTCATCGTCCCAATCATCTTCATCCTCTTCGTCTTCATCCCAATCATCATCGTCATCATCCCACTCTTCTTCCTCCATGTCCTCATCGTCATCTTCTTCTTCATCGTCCTCATCGTCATCCCAATCATCATCGTCATCATCGTCTTCATCATCGTCCCAATCGTCATCGTCATCTTCTTCTTCATCGTCCTCATCGTCATCCCAATCATCATCATCATCTTCGTCTTCGTCTTCGTCTTCATCATCATAAATACTATTTTCTAGAAATTCATAAACATTGTTATTTGAAGAAATTGAACTTATGAAAAATTCTTCAAAAAGGCAATCGATTAGTTGTAAGCTTGTGATCATTTTTTCTCCTACACGCAAACTCGGCATGAAAATCATGTGTAAAATTTTATGCTATTTCCCAGACGGATCAATAGCAATATAGTTTTTATTTATAAAATTTGTTTATAAATATTTTAGAATTTGATAGAAAATAATGCTCAACAACTTTTTCCGTTAAACGAAACAGATTTACATGAAGAGCCATATCTTATATTACAACTTTGCTGTATTGATGGTGCAGGATTCGGAGTTAAGTTGGCGCAACTACCATAGGTGCAACAACCAGAATTGTTTTTAGGTTTATATGGTTTATTGTATTCTGGATTTCCGGGAAACAAATAATTTGGACGATAGCAATCGCATTGGAAAAGCCTTCTTTTCAAATAGCCATCATTATCTTTGAACCAAACATCTGAATCATCTTGACCTATAAGCTTATTTTCTAAAATATATTCCACCAAATTCTTAGCAGCTACTTTTGCTTGCTCTACTGTATCTGAAACATTTTGCCATCCGATGTCATCATCGTCCATATCTTTAAGATATAAGTTGTCAACTGCAAGTTGAACTTTCATATCAGAAATATATTGGTTTGTAGACAACCCTCCAATTTCGTCTTTGAACAAGTCCGATACACAACAATCCAATCTGCATTTTTGAAGATGCATGTTGGGTGTTTTTACAGACTCAATTTTTTCTTTTTCAGAGGCTTGTGAATCTTGAACAGCCATCATTCGTATCTTAAATATACCACGATCAGAAAATACAGAGTTGATGATGTCTTTGTTTTGACCTCCCATACTCTCATCTTGTTTCATCCAAGCCTGACCAAATGCTTCATAGAAGTTGGTTGTCGAAGGTGCCATTGTGCAAGCTTTGTAAAATGTATCTCGTACATAATCCCTAGCCTTTAGTAATGCATCTTTGTTTTTTCCATACTTCTCATAAACTCTGCAAAGAACTTCGTAAACAGTTCCAGTCATAATTTTCGAAAAACTATGTGGCTCTCGCACTATGGCATTTGGATCGTTGGACTTTGTTGGCAGACTAGCTGGATTCACATACTTGTAATTGTTTGCTGCCTCTCTAAGCGATGATGATTTACCTAAATTAACCCCAAACTGCTCTGCAACTTTGGAAACCAAATTAGATTTTCTTAGATCAAAGTTCGTTTCATTAAGAACATAATTTACAAGTTCATCATGATACAGAGCACACAAAATTGAATTCACATCACCAAAAGATTCATGAAATGCCCATACTTCCATAGCAGCTGCGCTGAAGAAATCGGGTCTCAAAGCATCTAGAAGCGCATGCCCTAATTCATGGCTGACGATGTCTGAGCTTAAAGCTGTGTATACTTGAGTATTATTCTTTCCATTAAAGTAAAAAAATTTAAGGCTGCTTCTGTCGTAGTATGCATTTGCATCAAAGCCAGCCATCGTATTTACTTGTAAAGTGCTTACCACAGCCCATTTGTTTAAATTAAATTTCTGGTTAAACATATTAATGCCATGACAAAGAAGCGCCATGGTATTATTTGCTATGCCTTGAGGACTATTAAAATCAAAGTTTCCCGGCTGTAGGTTTGGTACATTGATAGACAAACCCATAGGTTTAGGATCAGTAACTTCACCAATTAAATTTGGATAAGCAGGGTCGTTTAAATAGTATTTCATAACGCCTTTCTTTTTATCAATTGGTGGTTTTGGTTTTGGTGGAAATCTTTTTGTCGGACTAGTCGGTTTCCTATAAAAAATCATCGTGAAAATATTTTTACCGCAAAGAGCTATTTTTTTGAAAAAATCCATGATTACCCCCATATTCTATAATATGGACCTAGAGAGCAGAATTGTTGAGCAAAGAACTACAGAAGCTATAAAAAAAAACCTAATGGGTTACGAGGGCAAAATATTTTTAGTTTCTAAGATTCTTGGACACGAACTTGTCAAGGAATCAGAAGGCGCAGAAGTTTTAGATTTCGATGAAATTTACGAAGAACCTAACGAAGACACTATGCCAACATTTGCTGATGATTCATACTCCTACTCAATAGGACACTCATTTGATGGACTTGGGTATGGCTATCACCTTAATATAACATTTATGGAGTATGAAAATACAATAAAACTGTGGTATAAAGGAAACTTGGTATATTCGGAAACAGCTGGAGTTTTGCAATCATATATTCCACATGAAGAATGGGAAAAAGTTATTGACAACTTATTTTCTATAGCTGAAACGAAAATAGAAAAACTTGTAAAACAGAAAAATCAACTAGATAAAAAATCCTTTGCAGTCATCAAAAATCGTGAACTGCAAAGGATTAGAGATAAATGGGGAGATATTGTTTAATTTTTCAGCAATAATGCGTGGAAAGTACCAAATGCTCCTGATTTCCAGTTATTTCCATTCATAACTGTTTGGACTGGAGATGAATAAAAGCTAGTGTTTCCTGTGCCAAGCTCACCACTTGGATTGAAGCCCCAAACCCACAAAGTCTTATCGTCTCTTATTGATCCTGATCCTTCACCGCCTGCAAATACTTGTGCCCATTCAGAACTTGCAGTTTCAATTTGTACAGGAGATGACTTGTCATTTGTAGTAGAATCACCTAGCTCTCCATAACTATTGCTTCCAAAAGACCAAATGTTTCCATCACAATCGAGAGCAAGTGTATGACTATTTCCACATGCTACAGCTTTCCAATTATTTCCACCTGTCACAGTTTGAACTGGCGATGAATACCCATTCGTATCGTTTGTGCCTAGCTGACCATCATAATTACTTCCCCATACATGAAGTGTGCCATCTGTCTTTACAGCAGCCGTATAGGAATATCCACAAGCTACTTGGAACCAATTATTACCACCAGCAACTGTTTGAACCGGAGAACTTCTTCTATCAGTAGAATCATCTCCAAGCTGACCGGCGTAGTTGAATCCCCACATCCAGAGAGTGCCGTCATTTTTAATAGCTGCTGTAAATGCGTAGCCACAAGTTACCGATTTCCAAGTTGTGCCATTTGTTATTTCTTGAACTGGAGACGAATAATAATTTGTATCATTCGTACCAAGTTGCCCATTGTAATTGTTCCCCCACGACCAGAGAGTGCCGTCTTCTTTGATTGCAACAGTATGGAACCCACCACAAGCCACAGATTTCCAGTTTTCTGTATTGGCAATTGTTTGAACTGGAGATGATACATCTGTTGTATCGTTTGTTCCAAGTTGACCATCCGCATTTCTTCCCCAGCACCAAAGCGTTCCGTCAAACTTCACGCCAGCACTATGCTCATATCCCCCAGATACCATTTTCCAATTGCTGCCACCTGCAACAGTTTGTACTGGTGATGAATAATTAATAGTATCATTTGTTCCAAGGCGACCATTGTCATTATAGCCTGCTACCCACAAATAAGTTGGATCGTTTGGAGGTGTTAGTATATCGGCCTCTTGTAAAACATAAGGAACATCTTGTTGACCAATTAGGTCACTACCGGAGTAGGTATAAAATATCTTCTTTGCCAAGTCTCCGGGTCTGGCTCCTGATTGATATTTAATTTCAGAAACTAATACGCTATCAGCGTATGTCCTATTATAGGTCCAGTATGCCTCGTTTTGTCCTTGTAACAACTCCCAGTCTTCCTTGGGAGCAGCGGGGTCATATCCAGCTGCTGAAATTAGGCCTGCTTCGTAGGGGCATGCTGGATCAAGTTCGATTACACGATCTGGGCCGAGTGTGGGATAGTTGAATCTTTCTGCAATTGTGTATCTTGCAAAATAACTTGGAAGTTCACGAATTGGAGCCTTCTTATTGAACTGAAGAATTTTTTCAGCACCGCTGTTGGAAATATAAGCTCTGAATATACCACGACTATTCAATCCTTTGATCAAAATCTTATTAGGACTCTGGGGATTTGTTGTACTTGGATATACAACAGCTGTGAACATACTCGCAAATGTCGCATCTGAGTTTAGCGTACTAACAATTTCTTGAGCAGTAGTTGCTTCTGGAGTTGTTCCAGATATATCAATATCCATAGATGAATAATTCACAAAATTAACATCATATGCATAATTTATTGTAAGTATTTCGCCGTTAGACAGGTTAAAAGGACCGGCATTTCCACTCAACATGTAATCGCTGCGATTAGTATTTGCTGGCAGCTTCCAAGACATTTGGTATTGTCTGTCAGCCCCTAAAAGTGTTGGCCTGAACTCGAAATCAAAAACATTTTGAAAAAATGACATGGTTTATTACCTCAAATATATTATTTTATTTATGTATCTGACTATCAAAGTGTTAGACAGTTCTTAACAACATTCTCAAATTATCAACATCTTCCCTACTTTTTACCAACTGATCCTCATAAAAATTTTCCATCCATGTTTGATCTGGCTCTTGTAGTAATTTTACATCTTCCTTTATACGCTGTGCATAATTAGCAACTACTTCAGCTTCCATCTTCAGAGCATAATCCAAAAGTTCAATAGGAGAATAGCTTAATATATAATGATTAAACTCAACAGCATCATTTGTTTCTGTCAGATCAACACCTAATCCAAGCAAGGCATTTTGGAACTCAATTACATGTGCCATTTCAGATGCAGCTTCTTTTGCAAAGTATTCTTTGAATTCTTCCCTGTGTATTCCCCCTACTGTCGAGGCAGCTGTTAAATAAAACAACATGTGTTTTTTTTCATTTCTCAAATCACTAAGCATCTTTTGTGCAAAATAAGCATGATCTGGATTTAATAACATTTTTGCCTCTCTTTCCCTCATATATATGTTAGTCTACCTTTTGGAAAAACCAATGACAGCAAAAAGTGTTTGGAAAAACAAATTCAAAAGCACAAAAGAATATTATCTGAAAACTTTTGACCAAGAATTTTTTCATTTCGATGCGTACCAACTAAACATCGATCCTGATGAAACTATTGATGATATTGAAAAATATCCAATTGAAAGACAGGAAGAAGAAATTGTCAAATGCGCTGAAAGTTTTTCTTATTTTTGCCAAAAGTATATCAGAATCTTGCATCCAACCAAAGGGCTAATACCCTTTATGATGTTTAAATACCAAAATAGAACAATACAGGACTATGAAGATCACAGATTCAATATTATATCTAAATTCCGTCAAGGTGGCCTAACAACTGTTAGTATATTTTATGGTTTATGGAAATGTATGTTTCAATTAGATCAACAGATCATGGCATTATCAAAAACCGACCGTGAAGCAACCGTTATTGGCTATATGGTTGATCGTGCTGTTGAACATATGCCAGTTTGGATGAAACCAAAAAAAGATGGAAAATGGAACGATCACCTTAAGCAGTTTCCAGACACAGGTGGCGCACTTCAGTTCTATTCCCCAGAAGCTGCCCGTGGTAAGTCAGTTACATTTCTTATCATTGATGAGGCTGCATTTATTCCAGATATGGACAAGCATTGGAAGGCTATGTGGCCTGTGCTTTCAACAGGTGGTAGCTGCGTCCTCGTCTCCACCGTAAATGGTTTGGGAAACTGGTACGAGGAAACATATACAAAAGCCAAAGAAGGAAAAAATATGTTCCATGTAATCGATCTTGATTACTGGGAACACCCGGATTACAGCAAGAAAAATAATCCCAAGTGGGTTGACGAACAGCTAGCACAATTAGGTGAAAAAGGTTTTGCACAGGAAGTTTTGAGATCGTTCTTAGGTTCTGGAGAAACTTATGTTCCATCAAAAGTTCTTGTGGAACTGCAAGATGAAGTAAGGAAAACAAGGCCAACTAAAAAGCTTTTCCCAAGATATGCAAATAAAAACTTTTCTGAAGATCACGGACAAGAAATTGAAAGAGGGGCTCTTTGGATTTGGAAACAACCAGTAGATGGCCAAGAATACATTATATCTGTTGACTCAGCAGAAGGAGTTGGAGAAGAAGGAGATAATTCTTGTATTCAAGTTTTGAATGTAAACAATTTAGAGCAATGTGCTGAATTTTATAGCAACCTAATTGCACCCCATGATTTAGCAAATGTTGTCCATGAGCTTGCCAACCTATACAATACAGCACTTGTTATTGTCGAAGATATGGCGACAGGTGGAATCATTTTGAATATTTTGCAAAACGACCTCTACTATGAAAACATTTATTATTCATCAAAAAACTCAAAAAACCCTAGAGCCGGAATTAAGATCACAACTGCAAACAGGCCTATTATTCTTCAAGAATTTCAATCAAGAGTAATTAATAAGTCCCTGAAAATAAAAAGCTCCCGTCTAATTCAAGAGCTAAATACTTTTGAATACAACACCCAGACAAGAAAAGCTCAAGCTGCAAAAGGAAAACACGATGATGCTGTCATGGCCATGGCGCTAGCTGTTCATGCTAGAACTGAACTTGTCAGAGAGTCACCAATTACAGTTGATGGTAATTCTACCGATAACAAAGTATCGGGCTTATATGATATCAGAAGTGAATTGAAGTCTGCTTTGGATAACTATATCAAAGATTATGTTGTAAAACAAGAAAAAACACCAGAAGAATATGAACAGGAACTTATAATTGGAATGTATAGAAAAAATGATAAAATTCTAAAGGAGTTTGGATGGGCTATATCTTGGATTACTTTTGGACTTTTCTTTTTACAGCAATAAAGGTAAACCATGAAAACAGTAAATGAATTGAAATCGAAAACAAATCAAATCGAATTCAGAATGGATGAATACGCAGATGCCTTGAAAAAATCTATGTACGATGAGGAATGGATTAATAATCTGTATACTGACAAAGAAAATCTTTTCAGACTTTTTGAAAGACTTGGCAGAAACTCACCAATTAAAAATGCTGTTAGATTCTCTGAAACAAGAGATATCCGTTATTTGTTGGAAACTAAAAATAATTTAGTTCTCCCAGACTCTATTTCTAGCCTCTATTTTGACGCAGGCAAACCTGAACAAACTATGGCCCTAATCAATGAAATTTATTCAAATACCTATTACTACGCTGAACGAATTCAAGATTTACTCAACGAATTTTCAAACAACACTAGAATTTTCTTGGAAACAACTATCCAACCTTTTCCAGAAAACATTTCAGATACATGGAAGCCAATTAGAAGATTTAAAGTTGGCAACCATGTTTTATCACTTGAGAAAAACACTATTCATTTTGAAAACAAAGACAATCCATTTGTAGATTATTTCATCGAAAGGAAAAACAAAAAGTTGCTCAAAAAACTTTTTATTCATTATAAATCAATTTCTGAAAATGATTATAGGAATATAAAAAGAAGATTATTAAACTTCAAAGAGGTAGCGATACCAACTCATTTTGCTTACTGCAATCAAAATGATGCAAGTTATAAGATAACAATAAATGCAAATCAAACTGTTAGAAGCGATGGCATAGAATATACATTGCTAGGTGAAAGAATAAATGTTTTTCATATTCAGGAGATTAAATGAACAGAAACGAGAAAATTCTTACTGAAATTAAAGAAAAACTCGGAGGTTTACTTTCAAGCCTTCCATGCATCCATGGCAAACGCACAAAATGCGCTAAAAATTCTAGATGATATGCTGGCATCCGAACAAAACAATCTGAAGGCAGCAGAAAACCAACAGCAAGATTCAAAATTATTAAATGGTTAAAAAACATAGCTAGAATAAATAACTACAATATAGTGTACGAAAGGTTGAATAGAAAATATGCCAACGCCATTATGGGCTGACTTTTTTAAGACATTTAGTTTTGCCTTCACTCCTGATCCCCTTGAAAGAACAGTCAACACTAAAGATGTTGTAGGCGCAGGCATTACATCACCAGACTCAATTCCATCCATGAGCCCCGATGGCAGCTTTTGGGGTGGTGCAGACTCTAGATTTGTTAGACTTCGTGAAACTAATGATTTTATCGATTTATCAACAGTAAGCAATAGACAATCAAGATATAAAGAATATGAAAGATTAAGAAGCGTTCCAGAAATTGAAATGGCCCTGAATGTATTTGCAGATGAGGCCTGTCTTTCTGGTGACACTCCAGTAGCAACCCCATTTGGTTTAATACCCATCGAGGAACTAGCCAAAACTCATGCTAATGAAAAATTCTTGGTATATTGCTGGGATTTCGAGAAACATGACTACACGCTTGGCTGGGCTCATAGTCCACGGCAAACTAAAATAGCCAAAACACAAATTCTTATATTAGATGACGGCAGCAGACTTGAAACTACGCCTGATCACCGTGTGCTACTTAAAAATGGAGAATGGAAACAGGCTGGCGAGATTCAGGAAGATGATGAACTAATGCCTTTCCATAGAGTTCCAGCTAATCAAATGCTGACTAAACATCCAGTCAAACAATATCCAAGAGTATTTACTTTCTCCAAAGGATGGGTTCATGAAAGACAGTTTGTTGATGAATGGAGAACAGGAAAGTTCTTCCCAAAACTTGAAAAGGTAAATCAATATTGCCGTTATTTGGCTCAAGACCTTTCAATGGGTCAAATTATGAAACTAATTGATTGTGATTGGAGAACACTTAAAAATAGACTGAAGACTGAAGGATTCAGCATTCGTGAAATCAGATGGTTGGCCTACAACTTTACTTCCACAAGAAGAGTAATCGGTAAAATAGAAGGCAAAGAACAACCAGTTTACGACCTTACAGTTGAAAAACACGAAAACTTTTGTACCAATAGTACGGTGGTGCATAACTGTCAGAAAGATTCTAAAGGAAATGTGCTTACTATTTCCTGTAAAAACGATGATGTCAGAGATGAACTTGAATTTTTGTTCTTTCACAGGTCCATGGTCAATATCAACAGAAGAGTTTGGGCAGATTTCAAGAGTCTGTTGCTTTATGGTGATTTGTTTTATGAGATTGTTGTCAATTTAGACAACCCCAAAGATGGTGTTTTGAAATTAGTCCGTTTGCCAGCTGATTCCATGTACAGAATTGAAACAACAAAAGGAAAAATAGTCGAATTCCAGCAAAGTAAAGAAGGACCAGATTACCAAAGCCTTACAAGAGCGCCTGTAGTACAATCGACAGATCAAGAAATTATGATGGCAACTGCCATCCGGTTTGCTCCAGAACAAATTGTCCATGCCAAAATCGGTGATGATAGAAAAACTTTCTACCCCTATGGCGTTTCAATGGTTGAAGCAGCCAGAGGGCCAGCACACCAATTAAGACTCATGGAAGACGCAATGTTGGTGTATAGGCTTTCGAGAGCACCCGAAAGAAGAGTTTTTTATATTGATGTCGGACAATTGCCTCCATTCAAAGCTGAAGCTTTCATGGAAAAAATGAAAGATCAATTCAGGAAAAAGAAAATATCAACAAACCGTCCCGGCATGTCAGGCCCGAATTCTGTTGAAGAAAGATATCACGCCCCTGCGGTTGACGAAGACTACTGGATTCCAACCAGACCTAACTCAAACACTAAGATTGAAACCCTTCCCGGTGCTCAAAATCTAGGTGAAATTGATGATGCCGTGTACTTTAGAAACAGACTGTTCACAGCCATGCAATTCCCCAAGAACTATTTCAATGTGGAAGATGCATCTGTCACAAAAATAACACTCTCGGCTCAGGATATCAGAGTTGCAAGACTGATTGAAAGACTACAAGCACCATTTGAAGATGCCATGTGGGAAGTCGCTGACAGACACCTTAAGTTGCTTGGCTATCCTGAAGAAACCTATTCTGATTTGACGGTCAAAATGACTCCACCTTCGGAATGGAGAGAACTCAGCAGGGCAGAAATTACCAGCGCAAGAATACAAAATGCTGGAGCCCTTAAATCTGGCAACTTGATGTCTGACTACGATATCCTGAATAAATGGATGGGTTATAGTGAAAGCGAAACAAAAATGTTTATCGCTAGACTTAAAATGCAGAAAATTGAGGATGCGAAACTGCAAGTCATCGCACAAAATCCAGCACTTCTTGGTGTTGGCATACCATCATCTGAAGATGAGGAAAAAGACAAGCCAGAAATTGGAGCAACCCCAGAAGGACCAAATCCAGAACTTGCTCCCCCCGGCGCTGAACCGCCTTTGGGAGGCGCAGGCGCTCCACCTGAAGGACCAGCACCAGCCGTATCCCAAGGCGCACCTCTACCAGAGGTCACAGAAGAAGACATTCAGAAGTATGACATGTACATACAATCATACTCGTCTGATCAGGATGTGGAACCACTCGATCAGTATGAATATGAATAAAGACTTACTGGTTTGAAGTCATATTAATTGAAACCCGTATTTTGTCTGATATTAACTTTGGCCCACCAACAAGAACATTGACAAGTCTACCTTTATCGTTTCGATGAACTGTAAGTCTTCTGATAGTTTTTTGAAGTTTTATCTCGCTATTTTCATAACTCAAATTTACATTACAAACTAAATCATACATTTCAGTTTTTTCATCATCATTTGAAGTAGAAATAACAAGTTTGCCAGCTTCATTTACGATGTCTCTACTTGTAAAACTAGCGCCAGTTTTGATAGGATTTATCTCAAATGAATTCGTGTTTTGATCAAAATATAATGTTTTAGAATCAGTAAATCCTAATTTTTTAAGTAGCTCGTCCTTGTCTTTAAGTAATACTATATTTTTTCCCTTGATAGCTTCAATCATGCAGGCTGCTGATAAACAAAAAATGTTTTTAAAGCAACAGCCAAGATTGCGTAACCATAACCAACAATTTTTAAGTTTTTTCAGCAGCAATATCAATGATCTGCCTTTGCCTGTTCGGAGGAATCTCGCTGTAAAACGCCTTGGCATCGGCATCTGTCTGGGTTGATTCACGCATGTAATCTGCAAATCTTTTCATGTTTCCTCAATAAATTGGAGCTTGTTGCATAAATACCAATGTTAAATGCTTTTGTTTATCTTAAAAAAGTAAAAAGATAAACTCTATTGCTATATAAGCTTGCAAGTGAAATATAGTTTTTTTGGGAGACTAGCATGAAGAAAAAATTAATAAATTTCGATGTTTTCAAACAAATCGAAAATAGTTCAATCACCAACGCTGAGAAGGAGCTTACCGAAGCATCCGAAATGTTAGCCAAGGTGCTAGGCAAAGAGAGGCTAGACCTCCATTGCATCAATGAAAACTCCGTTACCTTCCTCAATCAGGACGGCAACCTAGTCCACGCTAATTACAGCATGGACGGAGGAAAAATCCTTCTTGAAAACATTCAAGAGCTTGTTCTTGACCAAGACAGCGTCAAGAGCACCACAAAAAATATCCTAGAAGGAATGGTTGATGCCATCCTTGACGAGAAGAACGAGGAAGCAGCTGCTAAGTTCTCCGAGTATTTCTCTGTTCCCCTTCTCCGTGCCTCACTTCGTGAAGGCGTTGTTCTAGAAGGAAAGAAGCCAAAGAAGGGTGTAATTCCTCCTCAACTCGCAGCCTTCCTCAAGAAGAAGAAGGGCGAGAAGGGCGAGAAAAATGGCAACGAGAAAGACGAGTGCATGAAGGGTGAATGGGCTTCCAAGAAGGAAATGCTCAAACACGCCAAGGGCCGTATGAAGAAAGTGGCCGAGAAGATGCACGAAGCCAAAGTGAATTCCCTTAAGGTTCTAGCTGACAATGTCCTAGAATTCGTGGATTTCCAAGAGAATGGTACCGCCTACCAGAACTTCAGAGTTCAAAAAGACAAACAAGGCAATGTTTCTTCAGTACAAATTCCAACCGCTCAAGTTCGCAACGAGGGCAAGGTTGTTGCCATGCACCACAAGAAGGGTGGCAAGAAAGTTAAGGAAGGTCGCAAAGGCGCTCAAGAATGCACCAAGATGGAAACAACTTGGATTCGTGCAGTCAACGATCTAAAGAGATTCAATGCCCTAAGCGACAACGAAGGCCTACAAAACTGCTTCGAAAATGTCGCAGCTGCTTGGCCTGACCTACTCTTCCTTACCAAGGACGAGTTGACAGCAAAAATTAACGAGACTCTTGAGACTTCAGGAGCCAGCAACTACGACAGCGACACCTGTGAGTTCCTAGCTGACGGAATTCTCAGAACAGCCCACAGAGCTTTCTCAGAGAATGTCTGCAAGATTTACGAAGCTGCCGGAAGAAACCCAGTTGTTGATGACTACAGCGACTTTATCAATCTTTCAGAAAAGGTGCTTCCCATGATCGACGCTCAAGAAGGCAAATTCATGCAAGTATTCTCCGATCTATATCGTGGCCTGACCGAGGTCTATCGTGCAGCCCAAACAAGCGGAGATTCAGCAACCAGCGCAGAGACAGCTTCTCTGCTAGCTGATGTAGAGGACATCCTAAGCAAGAAACAACCCGCAAGCATGCGTGTTGCACTAGAGTCCGCTCTATACCTGCAAACCCTAGCCGAATCTGCCGACATGGACAGCGAGACTTGGCATGTTGCCAAGCCACATGTCTCCCTAACAGGCGACAACCCCGCAATCCACAAGTACGCTGCTGTTAACGGCTCCCCCGGCGCACACACAGGCCCCTTCAAGAGCAGCCCAGTATCCGATGGCAAGAGCGTTCACGCTAATGTCGAGGACTACTACACAGCAATGAAGGGTTCAGAAGTGTTCCCCAATGTCAGCAATCCCTATGTGCCAAAGGCCGGGGACTACAAGATCAAGGGTGAAAAGAGCGTTGAGGATGACAAGGAATACACAACCATGTCTGGCGCTGATGTGCTGCCAAACTTGAAGAATCCTTACATCCCTGACCACGGAATGACAATGCAAGACTCACTCAAGCTCCTCATGGGCAGCGAGTGAATTTACACCACTATCAAGTAGTAAAGGATAAAGTATGTCCAATATGTTATTAATAGATTGCTGCTTAAATAGTGGACTCGAACTGAACTTGAATGAGTCTTCCGACAGGGGACTCACCAAGTTCAGGGGCAAGTTCCAAGAAGCCAATAAAGAAAACAAAAACCGCAGGGTCTACACCTACGAGGTGCTAGACGAGAATGTCAAGAAATTGAATGAATGCATCAAAGCCAGAGGTCTCGTCGGTGAACTCGACCACCCCGAAGACTCCATCATTCACTTCGAGAAAGCCTCCCATGTAATCACAAAATTATGGTGGGAAGGAAATGTCATGATGGGTGAAGGTGAAATCCTTAATACCCCCCATGGCAAGATTCTCAAAGCCCTAATTAATGATGGTGTCAGAGTTGGCGTTTCTTCAAGAGGCGTTGGCAATGGTAAAGTGAATGAAAACGGCGTTTTGGTTATTAGCGAGTCCTACAAACTAATCACCTTTGATGTCGTAGCCGACCCCTCTACTTACGCTGCCTTCCAGCGTAAAGTTGTCGGCACTAGGGAAAGTCAGGAGCACATTCCCGAAGAAAATTACAAAAACCCTGTAAAAAATGAAGCTTCCTGCATACATAAAGTAAACAAAGAAGCATTAATTGCTTGCTTGGGTGGAATTGTAAAAGAACAAACTGGCAACATATTAACGAGGTTAGGCTAATGGAAAACAAGATTTTTGAATCACTAAAGAAAATGCTTCCTGAGAACGAAGTTAAGGAAGTTTCCAGCGTCATCAGCGAGATGATCGAGAACGCTAAAGACGAAATGGAAAAGGAATACAACAAGAACCTAGAAGAGGCCTATGCCCAGCTTTCAGGTGAACTCGCTTCTGCCGAGAAGACAGCTTACGAGGGATACCAAGAAGCCTACGAGATCATCAATGATCTTCGCACCCGCCTCGAAGTTCAAAAGCAAGAATTCGACGCTCAACTAGAGGAAGGCTACGAAGAAGCCTACCAAATGCTTCTAGCCGAGCGTAGCACCAAGAGCCAAGTCGAAGTCGATCTCTACGAAGAGTACGACCAAAAACTAGCCGAGATGAAAGCCTACATCGTGGAGAAGGTTGATCAATTCCTCCAATACAAGGGCGCTGAAATCTACGAGCAAGCCAAGAAAGACTTGGTCAACGATCCCCGTATCCTTGAGCACAAGGTTGCTCTCGACAAGATCGTTAACATCACATCCGACTACTTGAGCGACGAAGACAAATCCTTCGCAACCGCCTCCAAGCTAGAAGAAGCCAGCAAGGCTATCGAAGAACTCCGTGGTCAACTACGCATCATGGAAGCCCGCAACATCAGACTTAGCACAGACAATACCCGTCTAACCGAGTCCGTCCGCAGGGTCTCCCAGAATGTGATCACAGAGTCCGCTAAGCCAATGGCAGCTGCTGCCAAGAAAGCCAAAGTCTTGACAGAGCAGAAAGAAAGAACTCTGAAAGTAAAGAACGCAAGCGGGAGAGGACATGTAGACACCGAAAATGTACAAGTCATCGCTGAATTCAACGATAACTCAAACGGTGCAGTTAACGATTTGCTCGTTCTTTCAGGTGTGAAGAAATCCAAGAATTAATCATCTTTTTAAGAGGTAACAATGAACGCTAATGCAAGATTTCTAAACGAAGCTAGAGAAGTAGAAGCAAATTGGTCAAAGACTGGCATTCTCAAGGGCATCGAAGACCCCTATGTCCGTTCTGCTACAGCAGTTCTTCTTGAGAACCAACGCTTGATCAATGAGACTTCCACAGACACTAGCGATGTCGCTCAGTTCAAGAGAATTTCTATTCCTCTTGTTCGTCGTATCTATCCCCAGTTGATCGCAAACAAGATCGTTTCCGTTCAACCACTACTTGGCCCAACCGGCTTGGTATACTACCTCCGCTTCCGTTATAGCTCCAACAAGGGCGCTATCCGTGGAGCTTCCAACAATGGTGGTTTCCCCGGTGATGATGTCAACTCACTCCAACAGCTAGCCTCCGGTGATGCTAACCTTGACATCTTCTACTCCAGCCAATTCGTGCAAAACGAGTCAACCGCCACCCTAGCCCGTGTTGCTTCCTGCAACATGAACTTCGGTAACCTTGAGCACACCCCAGTCCTAGCCGGAACCGTCACCGGAACCGTCTATTACAACGGCGCTGCTGCCCAAACCTTCACCGTAAGCTC